ATTGTTAATGTAGATAAAGGTTTAGTACCTTTTAGTCTATATGATTTTCAAAATACAATGGTTAAAGCCTTTCAGAGTGAAAGGTTTGTAATCAATAAATTACCAAGACAATCTGGCAAGAGTACCACTGTAACAGCTTATATGTTATGGTTAATCTTATTTCATGATCAACAAAGTATAGCTATATTAGCTAACAAAGGTTCATTGGCTAGAGATTTATTAGGCAAGATACAATTAGCATATGAACATTTACCAAAATGGTTGCAACAAGGTATATCAGTGTGGAATAAAGGTAATATAGAATTAGAGAATGGATCCAAAATATTAGCTAGTGCAACAAGTAGTAGTGCTATTAGAGGTGGATCTTACAATTTAATATTCTTAGACGAGTTTGCATTCGTTAGTAATAATATTGCTCAGAACTTTTTTGCTTCTGTTTATCCTACAATATCATCTGGTCAAACAACTAAAGTTATTATTGTAAGTACACCTAACGGTTTAAATCATTTTTATAAGTTGTGGGTTGATAGTGTTGATAAGAAAAATCAATATGTTCCAATTGAAGTCACATGGAATGAAATACCTGGTAGAGATGAGAAGTGGAAAAAAGAAACTATAAGCAATACAAGTGAAGAACAATTTAGACAAGAGTTTGAATGTGAATTTATAGGATCAATGAATACATTAATTAATGCATCTAAGTTGAGAAACTTAGGATTTGATTATCCATTAAAAAAATTAGGAAACTTTACTTGTTATGAAGAAGCTATAAAAGATCATACTTATGTAATGGTTGTTGATACAGCTAGAGGTGTAGGATTAGATTATAGTGCTTTTGTTGTATTTGATGTAACAGAATTACCATATAAAGTAGTCGGTACATTTAAAGACAAACATATATCACCATTAATGTATCCTACCACGTTGCATAATATAGGTCAACATTATAATGAAGCATATATGTTAATTGAAACTAATGATATAGGTCAACAAGTAGTAGATATAATGCACAATGATTTGACTTATGAAAATTTAATGGTCACAGTTCATAAAGGTAGAGCTGGTCAACAAATTAGTAGTGGTTTTGGAGGAGGATCCAGAACAATAGGAGTTAAAACAACTAAACAAGTAAAAAGAATAGGTTGTAGTAATTTAAAAGATTTAGTAGAGAACGACAAAATACTAATAAGAGATTTTGATTTATTAGCTGAATTGGCTTCATTTGTAGGTAAAGGTTCAAGTTATGAAGCTGAAGAAGGAACACATGATGATTTAGTAATGTGTACTGTATTATTTTCATGGATAGTTAAACAAGAATACTTCAAAGAAATAACAGATATCGATATTCGTGAGAGACTATATAGAGAGCAAGAGAAGCAAATGGAAGAGAATATGTTGCCTGTTGGATTTAAAGATGATGGGATAACAGACAACGAAAAGCAAATATTTGATAATCCAACAGATAGATGGGTTATACAAAAGACTGATGATTATTCATAGTTTATAAAAATTATAAATAATTACAAATTCATAATAAAAACTGTAATTGTACTATAACGTAGGAGAGTAAAAAATGGGATTTCAAGTTTCACCAGGTGTTAATGTATCAGAGATTGATCTAACTACCATAGTTCCTGCCGTTTCAACCACAGAAGCAGGATTCGCTGCCCATTTAAGATGGGGACCTGCAGAGAAAAGAGTACTCGTAACTAGTGAAGATGATCTTGTACAAGATTTCAATAAGCCATTAACAAGTAATACTGCTACAGACTTTTTTGTAGCTTCTAACTTTCTTTCTTATGGCAATGCACTATATGTTACAAGGGTAATTAATACCAGTACTTCAGGTGGCACGGCATTAAACGCAACTGTTTCAAACAGTGCTGTAGCATCAACAGTCGTAAAGAACGACGACGACTATAACGATAATTATTCAAGCGGAATTTCTGGAGTTGGCGCTTGGGTTGCAAAATATCCAGGAGAATTAGGAAACAGCTTAAAAGTGTCTGTTTGTCCAAGTTCAAATGCATTCGAATCAACAATAACTGCTAACATTACTGTAACAGATGGATCAAAATCAGTTACTGGTGTGGCTACAACAGCTAATGGTGCTGGTGTTGCTGCTTCTGCTTTCTCATCTGAGTTAAAAGTAGGTGACTTGTTAGTATTAGGTCCAGACCAATTTATTGGTAAAATTGCATCTATTTCAAATAACAGTGTATTAACATTAGAATCAAAATACTTAGGTAATACAGTATCTGCATTTAGTAGTACTTCATCACATAATGGATCCGTTGTGACTCCAAAAAGAAGATGGGAATTCTATTCTAATGTAGACAAAGCTCCAACAACTTCAAATTTTGCTAATACAGCAGGTGGCTCAGGTGATGAGATGCACATTGTTGTTGCAGATGAAGATGGAAAATGGACTGGTAGAAAGAATCAAGTTTTAGAAACATGGGAATCTGTAAGTGCTGCTTCTGATGCTAAAAACGAAGATGGCTCTACAAATTATTACAAAGAAGTAATCAATCAGCAATCAAGATATCTTTGGTGGGCTGCTCACGACTTTAAAGTAAGCGCAGGTAATAAAGCTGCTGGCGTTACATATAGTGGTGATCCTTTACCACACACATCTAGCATGATTTATGGTAGAGATGGTACAACACCAACAAACGCTGATTACATAAACGGATATAATAAGTTCAAAAGTGCTGAAGATATTGATGTATCATTTATTTTAGGTGGTGGCAGAAATGCAACAGTAATTGAACATATTATTGGAAATATCTGCGAATCAAGAAAAGATTGTATAGTGACATTATCTCCAGAAAGAGCTGATGTTGTTAATAACAGTAGCTATTCTGGTAAAGAAGCTGTAGACACAGTTGCATTTAGAGATACTCTAACTTCAACATCATATGCAGTTATGGATAGTGGTTGGAAATATCAATATGATAAGTACAACGATCTTCAAAGATATATTCCAGTTAATGGAGACACTGCAGGATTAATGGTAAGAACAGATATTGCTAGAGATCCTTGGTATTCACCAGCTGGTTTCAATAGAGGTATCTTAAAAAATGTTAACAAGTTAGCATTTAATCCAAACAAAGCTGAAAGAGACCTGTTATATAAAAACGGTGTCAATCCAATAACTGTATTTCCTGGAGAAGGAACAGTTCTATTTGGTGACAAAACACTACTAGCTAAGCCAAGCGCATTTGATAGAATCAATGTAAGAAGATTATTCATTGTTCTTGAAAAAGCAATTGCAACGGCTGCTAAATTTACATTATTCGAATTCAATGATGCTTTCACAAGAGCTCAGTTTGTACAAATGGTTGAGCCATTCTTGAGAGACGTTCAAGGTAGAAGAGGTATCTTTGACTTTAGAGTAGTTTGCGACGAATCAAACAATACTGCTGAAGTTATAGATTCAAATAGATTTATTGGTGACATTTATATTAAACCAGCTAGATCTATCAACTTCATTCAACTGAACTTCATTGCAGTGAGAACTGGTGTAGAATTTAGTGAAGTAGTTGGTCAATTTGGTTAATATGAATATAAATACTAGTAGGAGAAAATAAATGGCGTTCAACATTAACTTATTTGCAGGTGCTCTAAAACTAGGTGGTGCTAGAACTTCACTATTCCAAGTGAATATAACTAACCCAGCTAACGGAGCTGCTGATATTCAGGTACCTTTCCTTGCGAGAGCTGCCCAGATTCCAGCTGCTACAATTGCACCTTTAGATGTTCCATATTTTGGAAGACAATTAAGACTAGCCGGAAACAGAACTTTTGCTGATTGGACAGCTACAATCATTAATGATGAAGATATGCAGATTAGAAATGCAATGGAGGAGTGGTCTAATTCGATCAATGGTTTCCAAGACAATCTAAGAAAATTTGGTGCATCATCTCCAGCATTATATAAGTCCACTGCTCAAGTGACTCAATTTAGTAAAACAGGTGTTCCTGTAAGAGTATACAATATGGTAGGTATCTTCCCAACTGAAATTTCAGCTATTGAAATGGATTGGGGTACAGATGCAGTATCAGAGTTTACTTGTACATTTACATACGATTATTGGGAAGTTTCTGGAGGTATCACCGGCAATGCTGGTGGGGCCTAATTTCAATTAATTGAAAAAAGTATTGGACTCATAAATAGTTTTGTAGTACAATACTAATAACAAAGGTAGTCATGGCAATTGAATTATTTGGCTTTCGCATTGGTCGAAAGGAAGAAGAACAGAAATTAAAGGACGACAATCTAAAGTCGTTCGTTCCACCAAGTCTTGATGACGGAGCTGTAGAGATAGCTGCAGGTGGTGCTTATGGCACCTATGTAGATCTTGAAGGCTCTGCCAAGTCTGAGGCAGAATTAGTAACAAGATACAGAGAAATGTCACTCCAACCGGAGTGCGACTCTGCTATTGATGATGTTGTAAACGAATCTATAGTTTACAATGAAAAAGAACCAGCAATATCTATAGTCTTAGATGATCTAAAAGCTGGATCAGGAATTAAGAAAAGGATCCACGAAGAGTTTGAAAATGTTCTTAGAATGTTGAACTTTACAACTAACTCATATGATATATTCAGAAAATGGTATATTGATGGAAGATTGTACTATCATTTAGTTATTGATGAAAGTAATCCTAGAGCTGGTATTCAAGAATTAAGATATATTGATCCTAGAAAAATTAGAAAAGTAAAACAAGCTATTAAAAAGAAAGATGAGAAAACTAATACTATTCTCACTAAAGGTTATATTGAATACTATATTTTCCATCCAAGAGGAATTAATAGAGCAAATCAAGGTTTAAAAATATCTAAAGATAGTGTATGTTTTATACACAGTGGTTTATTAGATCAAAGAATGTTATTAGTTCTTGGTCATTTACATAAAGCGATTAAACCTTTAAATCAACTTAGAATGTTGGAAGATGCTTCTGTAATTTATAGATTAGCAAGAGCACCTGAAAGAAGAATATTTTATATTGATGTTGGTAATTTACCTAAAATAAAAGCTGAACAATATCTTAGAGATATGATGGTTAAGCATAAAAATAAATTAGTCTATGATGCTAGTACTGGTGAAGTAAGAGATGATAGAAAATTTATGACTATGTTGGAAGATTTCTGGCTACCGAGAAGAGAAGGTGGTAAAGGAACAGAGATTACATCTTTACCAGGTGGACAGAATTTAGGTGAGATGGAAGACATTGAATACTTTAAAAGAAAATTATACAAAGCATTAAATGTTCCTGTATCAAGAATGGAAGCTGAGAATAATTTTAATTTGGGTAGAGCTTCAGAGATTACTAGAGATGAATTAAAGTTTACAAAATTTATTGCAAGATTGAGAAATAAATTTTCAGCACTATTTGATAATCTTTTAGAAACACAATTAATTCTTACAGGCGTTACCACAAGAAAAGAATGGCATGAAATGAGAGAGCATATACATTATGACTTCTTAGAAGATAATCATTTCACCGAATTAAAGAATGCCGAAATAATGGGAGATAGATTAAGATTGCTTGGTGAAGTTGATGCATTTGTTGGAAAATATTTCAGTCAAGAATATGTTAAAAAGAGCATACTTCATATGAATGAAGATGACATTAAAAAAGAAGCAGACTTGATGAAGAAGGAGGAAGAAAGTGAACCAAATGATGAAGAAGGTGATGATCAGCAACCACAACAACAACCTGAACCAGAACCTGAGCCAGAACAGCCTCAGGAAAGTTTTCAAGCTGCCAATACAATATCTGAAGAGGAAAAAACATTAGTACAGAATATGACTAAGATTATGGAAAATGTTTCAGATGATAAGGCAGCGGATAATGAAAGATGATGTCAAAAACGCTAAGGTCTTAGCGACTTCATTAGCATTTACAAAAAAAGAAATACAAAAATTAAGAGAAGACTTTACTTCATATAAAATTGATGAAGAAAGTCTTATAGGTCCTAAAGGAGAAAAAGGAGACGCTGGATCCAAAGGAGAAAGAGGTTTTCTTGGATCACAAGGGGAAATTGGTCCACAAGGACCTAAAGGTGATCAAGGATTATTAGGCGAACAAGGTCCTACTGGAATACAAGGCGAAGTCGGACTACAAGGTGAAAAAGGTGCTCGAGGATTACAAGGATTATCAGGTAAAGCAGGACCACAAGGATTACAAGGACCTGTTGGATTAATAGGAGAGCAAGGTCCAATCGGACTACCAGGACCAATTGGTCCATTAGGAAAACAAGGAGAAAAAGGTGATAAGGGCAATAAGGGCGATACCGGCTTGCAAGGTAAACAAGGAATTCAAGGTGAGCAGGGTTCACAAGGCATACAAGGATTACAAGGACCTGCGGGACCAAGAGGTCAAACGGGCCAACGAGGTGAAACAGGGATACAAGGACCACAAGGAATTGCAGGACCAGTTGGCGACATTACGCAAGTTGACCTTAAACCGTTAGAAACAAAATTACAAACTGATCTAGGAAAATTTAAAGATTCAATTGCTGCTCAAGTCACAAGAGCAAATTTAAATAAACCTGCTGGTTCATCTGGTGGTGGTGAAGTAAGATTAGAATACTTAGATGATGTTGATAGAGATAGTGCTAAAACAAATGGTTGGTTTTTAAAATGGGATTCAACATCTCAAAAATTTGTTGGTAATGTTGCTAGTGGTTCTTCTTCTGGTGTAACAGTTCAAGAAGAAGGAACAAACATTGGAACATCAATAACAAAATTTAATTTTGTTGGATCAACTGTTACAGCTTCTGGTAATTCAACTGTTGTTACGATTAATAGTAATCCAGATGCTAATTATATTAGTAATACTGCAGCTAGATTATTAATTAGTGATAGAGCTCAAGTTGCAAATGTAGCTTCATTGGCTGCATTAGGAAATACAAATTCAAGTATAGCGACACAAGCTGCTAGAGTAGACTTAATTAATACCAACCTAACTGGAAGTAATACAGCTCTAAGAACATTAATCAGTGATAGAGCTCAAGTAGCTAATGTAGCTTCATTGGCTGCATTAGGAAATACGAATTCGTCTATTGCAACTCAAACTGCAAGAGTCACATTAGTTAATACAAATTTAGCTGGAACAAACACAGCAATAAGAACATTAGTTTCAGATAGATTACAGGTTGCAAATGCAGCAGTTTATGCTGCTGTAGCTAATGTTGCTGCTTTGGCTGCATTAGGAAATACAAATAGTTATATAGCTTCAGTACAATCAACAGAGAGAGGTGCTTTAGCTAATACAAATTCAGCGTTATCAGGAAAAGCTGCATTAGAAGATGTCTATGCTTTTTCTATAGCTTTGGGATAAATAGATAAATAAAAGAGAAGGAAACTTATGGGCGGTTTATCAAGAATTAGAGCAGGCGGTATAGCAAACAATGCTGTCGCAAACACAAACATTATAGATGGAGCAGTTGGTTCTGCTGAAATAGCAACTGGTGCAGTAAAAGCAACAGAAGTTGCTTCAGGTGGTATTTCTGCTAACACAGCATTTGCATCTGGTGTTGTAACAGCACATGCAATAGCTTCAGGCAATGTGACATCAACAGAATTAAGATCGAGTGGATTACTTACTGCAAATACACAATTCAATGCAGGTATTATAACAGCACATGCTATAGCTACTGGTGCAGTAGGTCCAACAGAGTTAGCTACAGGTGCAGTAAGTGCAAATACTAAACTTGGATCAGGAGTAATTACAGCTGTTAATCTTGCAACTGGTTCAATTAGTAATGTTCATTTACAAACAGCATCTGTTACAGCAGCTGAAATAGCAGCTGGTGCAGTTGGTCCAACAGAATTAGCGACTGGTGCAGTTAGTGCTAATACTAAAATAGCAGCAAACATTATTGATGCAAGTAATATCAAAGCTGGTGCTATTGGAATTAGTGAATTAAGTGTTGGAGGAGTTGCAGCAGGTAATGGTGTATTTACTCACAACGCTCATACTTTTGTAAAAGCACAAAGAGGAACCATACATTCAGTATCAGTAGGAGCTGCTAATGTCGCAATAGACTTAGCAAATACAAACCACCATGCATTAACATTAGGAACAAATTCAAACTTAAATAGACCAGGCAATATAACGGCTGGTCAAACAGGATCCATATTTGTTATTCAGGACGGTACTGGATCCAGAACATTGAGTTATTCATCCATATGGGATTTTATTGGTGGTACAGCACCAACATTAACAACAACGGCTTCAGCGGTGGATAGAATTGATTATGTAGTTAGATCATCTACAAGTATTCAAGCGGTTGCCACATTAGCATATAGTTAGGAAATTGGTTAAATGAGTATTTTTCGAAATCATTTACCAATTATGGGTTCATCAGGACAATCAACTGGTTACACAATAGACCAATCAATTAGATTCAATGCTGCAGATAATGCTTACATGCATAGAACACCATCAAGTACTGGAAATAGAAAAACTTTTACAAGTAGTTTTTGGTTTAAACTTGGAAACGTTGCAGTCAATACAGCTTTACCAACACCACAAGTTACACATGGTGCTGGATCAAGCGGTTTATCTTTAACTACAAGTTCTGTTTTAGCTGCATATACTTATTATTCAGGTTCTTGGTCAGGGTACTTAGCAACCAATAGAACGTTTCGTGATCCATCAGCATGGTACCATATTGTTTATGTGGTTGACTCAACTCAGGCAGTTGCAAGTGAAAGAATTCGCATTTATGTCAACGGAGAAAGAGAAACAAGTTTTTCAACTGAAAGTTATCTAGCCCAAAATCAAGATACTGATTGGAATTTAAGTGGTGAAAAAATG